AGACCGCTGATGCAACAAGCGGCAGCACGTGCCAATCAAGCAGCCAATGGGCGTGGTTTGTTGAATAGCTCAATGGCAGTACAAGCCGGACAGGCGGCAGTAATGGATCGCGCCATGCCGATAGCTCAGTACGATGCTGGTGTAAACACCAATGTATCTAACAACAACCAGGCTAATACGCAGCAAACTAATACGTTTAATGCTGGACAGACGCAAGATATTAATAAATACAATGCAACGACTAATACACAAACCAGCCAGTTTAATGCTGGTGAAGCCAATAAAGCTTCGATTGTAAATGCGTCAGAGACTAATAAGATTCTTGCGCAAATTATGGACCAAGATACACGTAAGCAGCTTTCAGATATTGAAGCGAGCTATAAAGTGTTGATGCAGTCAGAAGCCAGTGCAATGACGATGTACCAGCAATCAGTGAAGAATATCAGTGAGATTTTAATGAACCCAGATTTAACGGCTGAGGCTAAAACAGCGGCGGTGGACAATCAGAATAAGTTGCTTAAAACGGGGATGAATATCATTGGCAAAATGAGTGGTCTGAATTTGGATGCGTTACTCACGTTCCCAACTGCATGAGCGTTATTATCGAACACTTAATTAAGGATCATGGCTTCACACTGGAAGAGGCTAAGTTTAGTTTAATTGGATGGGAGATACGTCCAATGATGCGCGATGAGACTCAGGTGGGTGAGATTATGATTCAGAACAATGAAATGCACTTTGCACTTGATAAGTCGTTTAGAAAGCGCATGGGGCGCGGTAAATATTTTAATCGGTTGCTGGATGAGTTGCTCAAAGAAAAAGGTTTTATTGTGACCAAGCTTTGGGTAAACGACAAAATGACCAAGCTCATTGAGTTAATGGGATTTAAGAAAATAAGGACAGACGGGGAGTTTAATTACTTCTGGCTAGACGAGGAAACAAGACATGCTCGCAATTAAAAAACCAAGTGTCACATTTCTGCCCATTGCGACTTCTAAGCGCATATCAGGATATATTGACGTTCCATACGGATCACACTATACAAACGCTAAATTCCAGCCTAAACGCGGCCCTGCAATTGCTGTTTTTGCGGCGGCAGGCACTATCGGTGCGGGCGTTTCGCTTGGAATTGGTACATTTGCTGGCGCAATGATGGTTGCTGGTGGTGTTGCTTCTGCGCTTGGTGCAATTACAGGTAATAAATTTCTTTCTACATTTGGCACAGTCGCTAGCTTAGCTGGTGGTGTGACAGGTGCATTTTCAGCGGCAGAAGGCGGTTTATTTAATTACAACCCATTTACAGAAGGTTTAGGTGGTAGTCAATTAGGCGCCGCGGCTGGTAAAGCTAAAAGTTTTTTTAGTGATGTTTTTGGGTCAGGTTCATCTGAGGCGGTAGATGCAATGGGCGTATCAGGTGATGCAATGGTTGCCAACGTGGTAGATGATGCAGTACCTAGTATAACTGCGGAATCGTTTGCTAAAGATGCAGCAGGTAGTTTTGGCGGTGGTACCTCAATGGGGGTAGATTTAGCTTCTAATGCAGGCAGCTTCGTGGCAAAGACCGCGCCTAAAGGCGGCATGTTTGCTGAACTATTAGGCAATAAAGATGTAATGAATGCTGTGGGTGGCGCAGCAGATGCATACGGCGATTATGCAGACCGTGAGCAAAACCAACCATTAATTGATGCCAACGTAGATTTACGCAATGCGCAAACTGGTCAAGTTAATTATGAAACACAACTTGCACAGAACCGTTACAACAATATGCAATCACAACCTAATGTAGATATTGGTGTGAATCAAAATGCACAAGTCTATGGTGCAAATCCAGTACAGGGATCACCGCGCATAGCGGTGGCTATGAATGGTGAAGTAAAGTATATGACCACGGATGAATACGCAGCATATAAATCACAGCAAAGCGGTGGCGGCTTACTACAACAAGGGGCAGCATAATGGCAGAATTTAACGGCACGCCACAAGAGATTGGCGAACAGATAGCAAAAGCAGTACCACCAGAAATGCAAGAAGCGTTTGCGCGAGTAGTCAAAGCTGGCATGAAAGTGATGTTCTCGGAAGAGACGCATGACATGATGATGGAGCAACTTGCCGCCGATGGTGATATGGAGCAAGTGCTAGGCGAAGGCATTGCTGGCTTAATGTTGCTGCTATTTCAAAAAAGCAATAAAACCATGCCGCCTGAGGTTCTAGTGCCTGCTGGTATTTATTTACTTTCAGAAGCGGCCGACTTTACTGAAAAAATTATGCAGGACAAAGTACCGCCAGATGTAATGGCTGGTGCTATTCAAGTGATGACGGGCATTATCTTTGAAAAAATGGGTGTGCCTAAAGACAAGCTTGATGCAGCAATGCAAAAAGCTGAGCAAGGCGGTTATCAATAATGGCTGGTTTATTGGGAAGCGTGTTAGCTGGTGCGGCTGGTAAGGTCGCTGATGGTCGTGTTAAACAGATTGAGCGCCAAGAAGCCTTTAATATGGAAAACGCTTTGCTGGATGCGCGTATGGATAAAGAAGTTCGTCTAAAGCAAATGGGCTATGAAATGGACGATGCCCGCACTGCTAAACAACAAGAAAAACGTGCTGGATATTTTAATGAAGTGGAAGATACCACTAAAACACCAGAATCAGTGATGAACAAATACACTGATGCAAACGGTGTTGAGCAAGTTACTAAAGCAGGTGGTGAATCCGTTACTACTAAACGCGCGGCCACGATGGAAGATGCTACAGCGCGTGCTATTAAAGCTGGTGATTTAGAAACGGCAGAAGGCCTGCTGAAAATGTCACCGAAGAAAGACAAGTCATTTGATAGCATTAAGCTTGATGATGGCTCAGTGATGGCGTTTGATAAATCCAATGGCACTGGCAAGATTATTAGCAAAGGCGGCGGCACGCTTGATGTACCTAAAAATGAAATTGATTTAGCTTGGCGTATGGCTGATGGCGACCCTAAAAAAGCTGCAGAGATATTAGTCAGTCAAAAAGCTAGAGTAAGTGCGGCAGGTCGCGCACCAGATAAGCTAGACAATGATGACTTATCTTATGCTGATTGGAAGAAAAAGCCTGCCAATAAAGACAAAGGCCGTGATGATTACACCAAAGAAAAATCATCATGGGGTAAGGAAAATGATTTAGGCATTCAAACTGTGACCGAAGAACCAGTGTTAAATCAATTAAACAAACCAATTATTGGTAAAGATGGTAAGCCAATGATGACCACCAAGACACAACGTAAAGAGCGCGTGCCAGAGAAAAAAGAAGCGCTTAAAACAGGCCTTGTTAAAAGCAAAGACGGCAATTATATCTATCAACGCTAATCAACTTTTTTCAAATGCATGACAGATGGGATAGAGCAAAATGCTTTATCCCTTTTTTTATTTCTAAGAGTTGAACAATGCCAATCGTAGAATATCGCGGTAAGAAGATTACGCTACCAGATGACATGAGTGAGGCAGATATTAATAATGCCATGCCATCAATTGCAGATCAGATTGATAGTGATTTTCTGGAAGTAGAGAAACCAAAAGAATCTAGTGCTGGATTTGTTGATAAAGCAAAAGGTTTTGCTAAAGATTTAGCGTTAAAACCATTCCGTGATGCACTTACCATTGCTCAAATGACTGACAACCGTTCAGTTACAGAAGGTTATGATGGTGCAGAATCCAAAGAAACTGGCTTTGATAAAACGGCTGGAAGCCGCGTATTGAGAGAAGTTGCTACTAAGCCACAAAACACGCTTAACAAAGGTGCAAAAATTGTTGATGGCGCCGCTGGTATTGCTGAGGTCGGCCTCAGAAAAGGCTATGCTGGGCTTGGTAGAATAGAGGCGGGGGCATTGCAGCTTGCTGGTGATACGTTCGGTTCAGACACTTTAAAAAACACGGCTCAAGATCAACTTAAATACGCAAATGAATTAGAGAATGCAGCTGTATTGCGAGGTACAAAATCAAAGACTTTTGAACCTGATGCATTAATGCAAGACGCACCTAGAGTAGCGACTAATGCTATCGGTTCAGTAATTACCAGCGCCCCAGCCATAGTAGGCGCAGCGCTTACAGGTGGTAGTGCTATCCCTGCTATATTTGGAACATCAGCACTAAGCGATTACGGTGCCAGTGGCGACGATTTAAATACTGCAGGTAAAGTAGCGCATGCAGTCGGTATGGGGGCAGCCGAAGCAATAGGCGAGAAAATCGGCGGTACTGATAAGGTTGCAAAAGCCTTAGAAGAAGCGCTAGGTGGTAAACAAAATCTAATTAAATTAGGCGTAAGTCTTTTAACTTCTGGCGCTAAAGAGATCCCGTCAGAAGAGGTCACAACTACCGCACAATTCCTGCTTGATAAAAACAAATACTTTGGCTTAAACCAGAATGCAACACTTGATGACTACATTGAACAAGTTATTGAAACTGCAAAAACAGCCGCTATGCAGGGCGCTGGTATGGCTGGTGCTGGTGGGGTTATTAAAGCTGCTCTTAATGGCGGTCCTGGGAACAAAGAGCCAGAAGCAATAAACAACCAAGGCATTGAACGCATATTGGCTGCAAAGCTAATGGAAGATCAACAAAAATCCGCTGAATCACAAGCCGCACTAGAAAATATCACACTGCCAGAAACCAGCGTAGATGAAGCTATTGAACTAGCCAAAATTGCTATTGACGCACCAATTGCCAAACCTACAGGATTATTGGCCTCATTACCAATCAATGACCAGGCTATTAACGCTGCAGATATTCTAGGGGATGAACATGTCGTCAGTGCAAATGATGGGCTTGCCAGCGTGGTTGAGACTGCCGCTGAAGGCGCAAGCGATAACTTACAAGGAAGCTTGGGAGATATACTTAATAAGTCAGCAGGAGGGGTCAATAGTGGACCAGTATATAACCCTGCCGAAACACTTACACAAAGCAGCGGAAGCGGTTTGGATGATGGAATTGGAAGCCAGCCAGACAATGCATTAAGTGAGTTGTCATCACCTAACGCGGAAATGCCTTCCAATAGAGTTTCCACTAACTCCGAGCCTTCTCCCAATTTCACTAAAGCTAAATCCTTGCTTAATAAGCTCGTTAGCGATGGACAAATCCCACTTGAGTCCATCAGCGTTTCTGACTTTAAACGGAATACCTCTACGCTTGAGAGCGCTGTTAATGGTAGATTCGCTGAAGCCAATAATATTTCCGATTTGGTAAGTAGTTTTACCATCAAGCAAAAGGGATTTGACAAGCTCAATATCCCAACTCAGGCTTCGGTGCTCTCTAATGTGATCGGCATGGCTGAGAACGACAAGATTGGTGATGGCGTTGTTGGCCCTTCTCTCATCTTTATGATGGACAACCTCAGAGGTAAGCAATTTTCTTCCGAGGAACTTCTCCATAATAACGCGGTGCTCTCTCATACGCTTTCCACTCTTGGTGACCCTGCGATACCCGTTGTCAAGATAGGCGGTTCTGTCAAAAACACTTCTACAATAAATACTGCAGAAAAGATTGGCTCTACCCTTGGAATGGGAGGGGCTGACGGCGTAATGCTTCCCGCAAGAGGTGCAAGTGACGTTGACAATATTTCTTCGGTTAAAAGCTTGTTGGCAGATGGGGGTGCAAAAGAATCTCTTGCTTTTAACTCTATTAAACCTACTAGCGGTGACAAAAAAATCAACGGAACAGGTGGTACAATTGACATTAGGCATGACGTTACTCCAAATAGTAATGTTGTGTTAGGGGGGGATGAAGCTACAACTTCATTCACCCCGACAATTTTACCATCAAAACCAGTAGATTTAAACAAAGCTACATCATCTGAAAACGTCAAAACGGCAGAGGCCGCACCAATATTGGCTTCTGTATCACCTGTTGAATCTAACGGTTTAATAGAAGTTGCCAAAATCGGCGGTAAAAACTCTAAAGAATCTATCAGCGTTAAACAGTCTGGTGATAGATTGGCCGTATTGCATAATGGCGAACCGCTGATTGACTTTGATACCGAGCAAGATGTAACCGTGCCATTGAATGCCACTATTGACGATATTAAAAAGGCTGTGAAAGCTTCTGGTCAGTTTAATAAACAAATACTGTCATTCAACAAAGAGTATGCAGGCGTTAATCCAACAACAGCAAATACGGTTGATATTGTTAAGCCAATTGAAGCGCCTATTTCAAAACGCACTCAAATCAATGAAAAGTTTGAGCAGAACAAAGAAGTATTACGTGCATGGATGCCTGATATGGATTGGGCAACCATTGGTGGTCGTATCATCCGTGATGATGATAATCAAGTATCTGGCAGAACGACATGGGAGACTAAAGATTATGACTTGGACGCGATTCGTAAAGGTAGCGGATTGTCATTTCCTAGCATGCAGAAAGCCGTTCAAAAGGCGCTTGATGGTAAACCATTAAGCAAGGTTGAAAACGCGGCGATTGATGCCATGATTGAGCTTGCTGAAACGATTAAAAATAGCAATCAAACTGAAGCTGAACTAGACGACAATCCATTTTTAACCATTGAGGAAGAAGATGCATTAGCGCAGCTTGAAAGCGACATGAACTGGATGGCTTTACTTGAGCAATCCGCTTCTGACGATAATATACTTGCATCCATCAGTAGCCAAGCGCAAAATTACCAAGATGCATTTAATAATGACATAGGAGAATATCTTGAACAAATTGCTGAATATGAGCGACAAGAGCAAAGAAATGTTAGCGAAACTAACACCAGAGAGCCGCAAGAAAGTGCTGGACGCAATGAGCGTGCGCGTGAAAACGAAAGCAATACAGATACTGAAAGCCAAAAACAAAGCGAAACTAGCGGCGAGTCAGCTGCCAAAAAGCTAGATTTACTTGGTGATGACACCGCAGGGAAACAGGCTATTGCAACTGAATACAAGCCAATTAAATATGCAGAAGCTGAAAGTTTTGTAGATGATAGTATTTCTAACGTTTATGGTGAAGACCATTTAGAAACTTACAAAGCGCAGAATGTTGAGAATGTTGAAAAAGTAGTAGATTTAGTTAAGTATGCTTTACCTGCCAGCAAAGCTAATGGTTACAACTTAACCTATGAGCCGTCAAGTGGTGGAAGTCAGTACCTAAAGTTTGAAAAAGCAGATGATAATTTTGAAGTCAGAATTGCAGATCATGCTGCTGGCTATAAGTTTGATGTAGAAAAAGATTTAGAGTACGACGATACATTAGAACAGAAATACTGGGTTGATACTGTATTAATACCACATTTAAAAAATAGGAACGCCGCTAATGTTAGTGCTGATGGCGTGAATGTTAAAGCGAACTTTAACTCAGTAGCCAATTCTGACAAGTCAGACGCAAAAACTAGCGGCGAGGTAAGTAATTTAACACAACAAAAAAATAATGCAAGTGACCTCTTAGGGCAAGATACATCAAAACAGCAGGCTATTGCAGATGCCGAGCGTACCAAAGATGCTAAACGCAATTCTGGTACCGACAACCAAGATGCATTCACTTTAACTGGCTCAAATAGCGAGGCAGATATTGCCGCCGCTGCTGGTGCTCAAGACCTATTTCGTGATGGCACGAAAAAGGTTGATAAACCAGCAGGAGTGACAACTGCATCTTGGGTAATCAGAAATAAAGACACAGGCGAAGTCATACAAGAAACATTCCAAAAATCTGTAGCCGATAAAATAAATACGGATAAGTATGAAGCCGTGCCAGCTATGCAGCACTTGCAGGAAATGAACGACCCTGATAGTAAGGTTCGCAAATATGCAGAACGAGATAATCAAACTCAAGATGAAGTTGCAAAAGCGACTAAAGCACTAGATGCCGCTGGCGTTACTGGCACTGAAAAGCTCAATACTATTGCACAGGTAAGGCAAGGCAACTTAACGGCTGATGAGGTGGCGAGTGCGCATAAGAATAAGATTGATGATTTTGGGGAAAAAATTGGTGGCGCTAAGAAAGATACTTACACCAGAAAATTAGAGCAATCAAAAGAAGTTAATGTTGAATCAGAGCCATTAGCTAAATCATGGCCTGAACCAAACTATCAAGAGCTACTAGACAATGGAGCTGATTCATTTGTTGTAGGTTTCTTACGCGCTGTTCGTGAAGAAATACCAAGAAAACCGACTAAATCATATCGTGTTGCTGGATGGGTAAAAAATGTTACTAAGTTGCGTGATACTGCTTATGGATTATTAGATGGTTCAATTGATGCTGAAAAAGCAAAATCAGTATTGGCTTATGCTGCAAGCAACTCGCATAACATGGATGGCGTGCAAAGCCGTATTGAACTATATCAGCGTGTTGGTCATAGCAAATCACTAAAAGGGGTAAAAGTAAGTTTTGGTGAATATTCTATTCGTGATGGTATTGAATATAAGCCATCATTAAAATTATGGACTGTTGAAAAACAGCAAGATTCAACTGCATTTTCAAGCTGGCCTAAAGAGCTATCTACTGGAAAAACAAAACAAGAAGCGATTGATAACTTTGTTGCAAAATATGATTCACTAGATATTCAAGATGCGCCTAAGAGTAAAGATGTATCTTTTGATATTTACTCATACCCAAAAAATACAGGTAAAACAGGATTCTTTATCGGTAAGAAAGTAGGCCGTAATCATATTGATTTAGAAAACTTTGCTACAGTAAAAGAAGCTAGAGAATATAAACGAGATCATCATGCTGAACTTGTAGTAAAACTTGAAAAGTTTAAAGAGATACCTAACGTTAGACGCGATACTAATAATCCTCGCGTTGGCGAAGATATGCGTAATGGTCAAGATGTTACACCAGAATTGTTTGCTAATACATTTGGTTTTAAAGGTGTTGAGTTTGGCAATTGGGTGGAAGGAAGTAAACGACAAAAAGACCTGAACGAATCGTTTGATGCTTTAATGGATATGGCAGCAATTTTAGGTATTCCACCTAAATCAATCTCATTAAATGGTGAGCTAAGTTTGGCATTTGGTGCGCGTGGAAGTGGTGGTATAGACCCTGCAAAAGCGCATTATGAAGCTGATTATGTTGTTATTAACATGACTAAGAAAGATGGCGCAGGTTCTTTAGGCCATGAGTGGTGGCACTCGCTAGATAATTATTTCTCACGTTTGAGAAATAAAAAATCTGAGTTTATGACGGCACCAGTTTTAGACGTTTCTCTTGCTTCAAGAGGTTCTAACTATCATCATTCTGGCGCAGTTAGAAAAGAAATGATTGATGCTTTTGGTGAAGTTGTTAAAGCAATTAACATTTCTTCACTTAAAGCACGTTCTAATAAGCTAGACGCAAAACGCTCTAAAGAATATTGGTCAACTGGCCTTGAAATGTCTGCTAGGGCATTTGAAACATATCTTATTGCAAAGCTACAAGATAACAATGCTTCTAATGACTACTTAGCCAATATTGTAGATGAAGAGACTTGGAAGGTTGCAGAATCACTAGGATGGGAATTAGACGGAAGTTATCCATATCCTACCGCTGCTGAAATACCTGCGGTTCGTGCGGCATTTGATAACTTCTTTAATGTCATTGAAACCAAAGAGACGGACAAGGGTACTGCACTTTTTAGTCGCAGCAAGTCACAGACCGATACACCAGAGTTTAAAAAATGGTTTGGTGATAGTAAGGTCATTGATGTTAATGGTAAGCCTATGGTTATGCACCATGGCACATTTGCCACATCTAATTTTGACAGCTTCTACAGGTTTAGTCATTTTGGCACCAAGCAGCAGGCTCAAAAGTTGCTGGATGATACTGAGGAAAACTATGAGCCTTACGAAGATTCCGATCCAGATGAACCGCCTTCAAGAATACTTCCAGTGTTTTTAAGTATAAAAAACCCTGTGCGTATTTCAGACGATGGCTCTCAACACAGCACATATTCCATTGCCGAAGATTTGCTATCACAAAACATCATCACGCAAAAAGAGTTTGATTATTTGACGGTAGGGTTTGATGCCAACCTAGAGGATAACCTTGCAGAACTTATACAATCCAAAGGTTTTGATGGACTCGTTTATAACAATAAATTTGAAGGCGATGGGGACAGTTTTGTGATTTTAAACCCAAGTCAAATAAAATCAGCCATAGGCAACAACGGAAATTTTGACGAATCAAACCCTGATATTCGCTTCTCTAAAGCCGATACATCTGGCGGCATGCCAAAAGCTGATGTTGAAAAATCAGTTAATGCCTTACGCGCTAACTGGAAAAACGCACCTCAAATAATCGTAGTTGATGATATGAATGACACAGCCATACGTGAAGCTGTGCGTGCCGAGAATGATCGTCAACTATCTCAAGGCGCTACAGGCCAGCCAGAAGGTTTCTTTGATGCAGGCAAGGTTTATATTGTTGCCAGTGAAATGAATTCTACTGATGATGTTGCACGTGTAGTGATGCATGAAACATTAGGGCATTACGGTTTACGTGGTGTATTCGGTAAAGACTTAGCAAAAGTGCTTGAAAGCATTACTATCATGCGCCGTAAAGAGCTGAATGCTAAAGCTAAGCAATACGGGCTTGATACCAGTAAAGCCAGTGATCGGTTAATTGCCGCAGAAGAAGTCTTAGCTGAAATGGCACAGACTAATCCGCAACTTGGATTTGTTCAACGCGCAATAGCGGCTATTCGCACATGGCTACGCGATAACGGTTTTAAAATGAAATTGACTGACAATGACATTGTTGCCAATTATTTGATGCCTGCGCGCGCTTATGTGCAACGTGGTGGTAAAGAACAATCAACTGGTGATATGGTTGCGGCATTTAACCGTACCAACCGAACTCCATCAAAAGAATCAGGCGATACGCATTTAACTGCATTCATGGAAGCCATAGCGCAGAATAAAGACCTATTTGAATATCAAACAATCAATTCTAAAAATATTAACGACATAGCTAAAGCTATTGATATTGGTTATGAAGTAAAGCCGCTGGGCGCAAGTCAAACTAAAATCAAGAATGCAACCAAGGCATGGGAGGTTTCTGTTCCAAATGCTACGCACCGCAGCGGGGTAATCTATGAAAAAGGCAATGATGTTTGGATTGATGTATCGCGTTTAATTTCAGGTAATGACCGTGGCAGTGCAATCTATGCAATAGCGGCTGATTACGCACATAATAATGGCAAGGTATTGATTGGTGATCCAGAAGGCCTATCAAGAAAAGCGCTTTATCGCCGTAATGAGAATATGCTGTCTAGTGCTTTAAAACATGGCACAACTAAACATTTAATGCCGCATATTGCGCAAGAAGTGCCAAGTGAGTATTATCAAGGTCATGAAGCTGAGTTTGGCAAGAGTGTACGTGCGCTAGACTGGATTGAAGGTAATGATGTGCATAACATTAAAGAAATGCTTTACAATTCATACGATAGCGCAATAAAGAATATCCCAGAGGTTAAAGATGTTATCTACAACACAGAATCAGGAAAGTTTGAGTACACTGACGGCAGACCCTTTACTACTCAAGATAGTGAAAGAGTTTCTACCAGAATCGCCAATGAGCCGAATAATCCCTATCGCGCGGGAAGCGGCACGATTAAGAGATCGGCTCTCATCAACACCTTTCTACGCAAAGAGAGCGCAGGAAGAAGGGCAGAGTTATTGGGTGAGGCGGTCAATCAGCTATCAAGGAACGGACTAAGCCCTGAACTTAAAGGCGTGATGTACTCACGCTATAATCCAAATCAATCAAGCCTAACCCCTCAATGGGATAGCCCAGAAGCAAGTAAGATAGATTCTCTTATCTATACGCTACAAGACAAGCACATTGACTTAAAGCGCGTCACTCAAGCCATTAAGAAAGCTGGCAATGACATTTCAGACAGATGGAATGCCTACCTGCAAGAAGAGCTTTATCATGGACGCACCGCTAAACGCACACAAGACTTTATCAAAGATGACTTAGAGCCATTGATTGAAGATATGCGCATGCGTGGCGTGAGCATGGCAGACTTTGAGGAATACTTATGGATGCGTCATGCGGAAGAGCGCAACGTACAGATTGCTAAGGTCAATGCTGATATGCCTGATGGTGGTTCTGGTGTGAGCACTGCAGAAGCACAAGACTACCTAGAAAATCTACCAGCTTCAAATAAATCTAAGTATGAATCGCTAGCTAAGCGCATTGATTTAATTAACCGTAAATCACGCCAAGTGCTGATTGATTACGGTATTGAATCGGCTGATACGATTGCAGCATGGGAAGGTGCGTATAAGAACTATGTGCCGCTCATGCGTGAAGATATGGACGCAGGCTTTGGTAATGGCACTGGTCAAGGGTTTAGTGTCAAAGGTAACTCATCTAAGCGTGCTACTGGCTCTAAACGTGCCGTGGTGGATATTATTGCCAACATTGCACAGCAGTATGAGAAAAACATTACTCGTGGTGAAAAAAACCGTGTGGCAACTGCACTGATTGGATTAGCAAAATTAAATCCTAATGAAGATGTTTGGCAGGTTGATACGCCACCAACCATTACTGATGTGAACAAAGCTACTGGCTTAGTTGAAACTCGCACCGACCCTAATTACAAATCACGTAATAACGTGGTAGTGGCGCGCATTCGTAACCGTTTAGGTAAAATTGAAGAGCGCTCAGTGGTATTTAACCAATTTGATGAACGTGCTATGCGCATGGCTGAAAGCATTAAGAACCTGGACATGGACCAGCTTAATGCAGGTTTAATTTTCATGGGCAGTATTACGCGCTATTTCTCAAGCATCAACACGCAATACAACCCAATTTTTGGTGTAGTCAACATCACCCGTGATGTGCAAGGTGCCATGCTTAACCTTACAACAACTGAGATTGCTGGCAAGCAAAAAGAAGTGCTAAAAAACGTAATGCCAGCTATGCGTGGTATTTATCGAGATTTACGTTCAATTAGAAAAGGTAATCAACCAGCCAATACAGAATGGGCGCAACTTTGGGAAGAGTACCAAAACGAGGGTGGTGCTACTGGATTTAAAGATATGTATGCTAATGCTGGTGAACGTACTGAAGCTTTAGCAAAAGCGCTTGATCCAGAATGGTGGACTAAAACACTGGCTGGTAAAGTGGTTTCAATCAATGGTATTTTAACCGTTCCAGAAACCGCACTTAAAGATAAAGCCATTAAGCCTGTATTTGATTGGTTATCTGACTACAACCAAACGCTTGAAAATGCAGTTAGATTGGCCGCTTATAAAGTTGCGCTAGATAATGGCATAAGTAAACAACAAGCAGCTAGCTTGGGTAAAAACTTAACCGTAAACTTTAATCGTAAAGGTTCTATGGGTAGAACCGCAGGTTCACTCTATGCGTTTTTTAATGCGGCTGTACAAGGCACTGCGCGTATTGGTGAAACATTGACAGGACCCAAAGGCAAACAGATTATGGTTGGCGGGATTGCATACGGAATAATGCAAGCTGTTTTATTAGATGCGTTAGGTTTTGATGAAGAAGAGCCGCCAGAGTTTGAGCGCGCAACTAATTTTATCATTCCCACTGGTGATAAAAGCTACGTGACTATCCCAATGCCATTAGGTTTTAATGTATTTCCTAACCTTGGGCGCATTTCAGCCGAGTGGGCAATTAATGGCATGGAGAACACGACTGAGCGCGTATTTGATTTATTTGGTGCTTTGATGGACTCATTCAACCCATTAGGCGGTAATGGTAGGATTGATTCAATCATCATGCCTACCGCGTTTGATCCGTTTAACGATTTATCAAAAAACAAAGATCATACAGGTCGTTCAATTGCGCAAGAAGATTTCAGCAGCTTAGATCCAACACCAGGCTATACACGCACCCGTGATAAAGCTACTGCAATTAGTATTGAGTTGGCAAGATGGATTAACAATTTATCTGGCGGTGATGACTATGAACAAGGCCAATTAAGCCCAACTGGCGACCAGATTGAATATCTGATAGGCCAAGTGACTGGTGGTGTTGGACGCGAGTTGGTTAAAACAGCGGCAACCATTGAAACCATAGTGACCGGTGAAGATTTACCTACTTATAAAATACCATTGGTGGGTAGATTTATTGGTAACAGCAAAGGGCAAGCGCCGCAAGCTGGTAAGTTTTACAATAATTTAACCAGAATCAATAAACTTGAAAACGGGTTGATTGGCCGTGATAGAGACGGCAAAGACGTTGATACATTTATCAATGAAAATCCAGAAGTGAATTATATTGATTATGGAAAAAAAGCTTACAGCGCAATTAGGAAACTAAGACAATATAAACGTGAGCTAGTTGAGCAAGATGCGGATCGCAATGAAGTTAAATTGGTGGATGACGAAATCACAATGATTATGACTGAGTTCAACGACACCGTTGCTAATGCAAAAGTCGAACAGTCGCCTTAATGAGTGTATAAAAAACAGCAACTGCCAAGACGCACCAAAGGCAGAACACAATGACTTTATCCATTTATGTATAATACATGATAACTGTATGATGGTGAATCCAATGGTGTTGATCTATTACCATTCGGTAAACTCTAAATTCTAGAAAGAATCCTTGTGGCGTCCTTGTGGCTATTTGTAGATAATTTATAACTGCCTATGCATAACAGATATGGTTATAATTGGCTTGTAGACTAGTTATAGTTAAGCATGGATTATCTGTTAGCAAGTTCGAATCTTGCTGTCCCGACCAATAAACATAGTATTTACAAGGTATTTGCATTTCCTTGTGGCAGATTAGAGGCAGCAATAGCCTCTAGTCGTATCTTTTCACTTAGCTTTTGTAGCTCAATATATCCAGATATTGCTTCATCTTCTGTTTTAAATCCATAAACTCTTTTTTCTAAATACTTAGTATGTATCCTAGCTTGATAGTGTATTTCCCCATATTTTTTATAAGGGTAAATCCCTTTGGCTTTTTCTCTTAACCCATACTTGTAACCGTGATAATTTTGAACCTCACAATTTGCTACGTACGCAAATGCAATTCTTTTAAATATTTCATCACCATACCAACCAAGAGCATTATTCATTGCTGATAAGATAAATCTACAGTTATCAACTGAATATCCTTTGTCGCTATCTATTCTATCTAAACTAGCTGCAAATGGTCTTTTTTTGCCATTTGGTGGTGATATATCAAATGATATTTTTGTAAGGCAGCATTTACCATTAGCAATATCTAAAAGATGATTAAATTCATCACGTGACAAGTCAAAATCTATACCGCGTTGTTTGGCATTTTTATAAACATCACGGTACATTTGTGCGATAATCTTTGAATCCATTGCAACTCCTTCATAGTTGTGGTGGCTAGGGGCAGCAATGTTGAAGCATTGCTGTTCCGTTTATTATACTCTTAGTATCAATGGTTTATTATTTTCATCATCAAATATAGCCTCAATTTTCTGCTTTTCTTTTTGCTTATCTGCGCCATCTATCCATTTTGAATAGGTGGTTAAAAGCATCTGCATATTTGCATGGCCCATCATTTTAGATACCCACATCGGATTAGCGCCAGCCATTAGATTTAATGTTGCATAGGTATGGCGCATTTGATACGGCACTCTATACCTTATGCCTAACTTCTTGATTGTAGGTCGCCAGTAACGCTTAGCTTGTGCGGCTTCACTATTCCATTGCTTATTAGTCACGGGATTATTAAACACGTACTCACTTGATAAGAATGTGAATTGTTTCTGTGAGGTAATAGCTTTTAATGCTCGGCTATTTAACTCAATATCACGAATAAGATTAGTCTTAGTTGTTTCACGGTCTGTGCTGGCAGTTCTTACGCGCCTGATACGAGCCATGCCATTATTAAAGTCTATTTCAGTCCATTTTAATGCAATGGCTTCTTGAGGGCGCACCCCTGAAAAGAACATAAACTCAAAGTAATTTAATACTTGTGCATTATAGTTATTTGCTATGTGTCTAAGTATTGTATTGACTTCAGCTATCGTGAATGGGTCTGGTGGCTCTTTCTGTACTTTGCCGTTATCTATGCCATCACATGGGTTATAGTTTATCTCACGGTCTTGAATTGCTAATTTGAACACCTGTCTAACAGGGATTAGCATATCGTTTCTATATTTTTCTTTCCATCCGTAAGCGTTCGATATTTTGAGTATTTCTGAATATTTAATATCATCTATCTGCGTATCGCCTAAATGCTCACACCAAAAGTTAATCATCTTAGTGTAATTAACAATTGTGCCTTGTGCCTTGCCTTTAAGAGTATCTATCCATAAATTAGACTGTACTCTAAATGTTGGGGTTGCTTTCTTTACCTGTACAGACTTGGTTAATTTTGAAGTAGGGAAGTGTTTAGCATATTGCTCTAGTGTGTATGTACCTAAAGCAATAGCACGCTCAACTTCACCTTTTAACTGCTCTGCATATCGAATATTATTCTTTGTGTAAGGAATGCCTATAGTCGGGCGGTAGCGCTTGCCATTCCAGTAGAACGTGACTTGGATGCCTTGACCGTGCTGTTTGATTCCACCCATTTCAGATATGCCTCTACTTTAAATTGAATACGTCCATCAGGTGACTTAATATAATGGATTCCTTCAGCAAAGTCACCTCTGGCGATTTTAGATCGCAGTGCATCTTCTGTATAGCCTGTTTCCTCGGCTAGTTTTGATATTGTTACTAATGGTAAGATCATTTTAAAAATACCTCGAATTTAATTGTCTAAATCTTCTACGCCCTATACACCTAAGTCTAAACATTGATAAACGTGAGCGCCTAGATGCGCTTGTTAAGTTTTATCGTGCCTACGGCTATCATCTTACGCACTGTAGGCACTGACAAGCCTATCATCTCACTGGCTTGTTTCTGCGTAACGTGTGAAGGGCGTGGGCGCATTTCTGCATAAGCCCTAACCGCTTCAATGGCTACTTGTAAATTTGTCATTTCTCACCTTTCATATCTTTCAATCCTTGCTTATAAGCAGTCCATAGCGCCTTAGTCAGCGCTTCATCAAAGCTATCTGTTTTAATCAGCTTATCTGCGAATACTTTTCTTAGTTCGGTTAGGTTAATCATTGCTTAACCTTTACCCAATATTCAGGACAAGTTCCGTCATCTTTAATCGGTATATCCATAAAGTATGATTGCCTATACTCATTAGGCGTTGCATTTTTACGATAACAATTAACGCATATTTCTTTAGTAGTGCCTTTGCACATAGTTATATCAGCCATCATTCACCTTTCACGCGCATGGCTGGTGGTTGTGGTAGTGGTTGCCAGTGGGTTATGTTTTTAAAAGTTAAAGTGTCGCCGAAATATAAATTATCATCAATCAACCCATCGCTACCTTCGTCCCAATCATTTTCTTCATAAAAGTTTGCTTTAGTATGTCCAAACCTTGAACCATACCATAGCGTAAAAACAGCATTTGTTTTTTTCCAAAACACCAAAACTCGCAATCTTTTCTGCGTTACTGATTGATAATCTGGCAATCTATCATCTACGTTAATCCACTTATCAGCCTCATTCTCTTTGATGATTGCGTTTAGTCGGGCGATTTCTGCTTGTTGTGATTTTTCAACTGCATTAGCAAATTCTAATAACACAGCTTCTCTATCAAATAAGTTACCCATTATCATTACATGCTCAATATTAATATCTAGCTCATCGCGTATTTTTCTAACAGTTGTAATATCACTCATTACTCACACTCCTCTAATGCTTCAATAATGTACTTTGGCACAAATGTTTTGTCTGAATATGAGCTGTATTCTTGTTGCAAAGCCTCTCGCATCTTTTCCACTTTGGCTGTGAGGTCGGCTATCTTAGTTTCCGCCAAGTCACAATAGTCAACATACTTTTGGCTTGCTACCAGTGCTGTACCTTCACTTTCATTTGCACGTTTAAATTCAAACGCTAAATCGCTTTCACGGTCTTTTATTTGTTCTTCCAACTCTTTACACTTAGCCTCTAGCTCTGATGTGTTTGGTGATTTTAGATACAATTCAGTTCCAAGATGTGGCAATACATCACACTGCCAACCTTTACCAACTATGTAGATTGGCTTTTGTGAGCTTGTCTCACTCTCATTAGGTTGTGATAGTGCTTGTTCGCATAAAGTAATGGCATCATCGCGTAGTTTGTAAACTTCGTCTGTATCACATTTAGCATCATGATAATTGTCGTCTATTGTTATTGCTCGCAATGCTTTAATCGATGTTTGTAATGCTTGTGTAGTCATATTCATTTCTCCTCTATCAGTTTGCGGATTTCAGACTCAATATCACTATCATCAAGCTCCTTTTCTTCCATAAACAAAAAATCAGCCACATCTCCACCAGTAAAGTATTCATCTCTATGTAATTCGTATTTTTTACTAATATACAGAATCCCCATGCGGAAAGCATCTTTAACTGACTGTGGCTGTGGTGGGGCTAGGTGAAGTTTCTCACCTAATCTAACTGGTTTATACCATTCAAACTCTCTAGGATTTCCTGCTATTGACAACCCCGTCACAATACCAACAGCCTCACCACTAACCGCAGGTGCTGAGTTTATTGCATCTAAAATGTTAGTTATAAACCATTCGCTACCTTGTAAATCTGTTGAATTTTCAGTGAAGTATTTAACCAACAAATCCGCGTCTATTAATCTCATTTCGTTTCCTTAAAGAACGTAACGCTTTCAATATTGTGTTGACATAATTCGGCAATAATATTTTCGCCAACAAAAACCCTAAGATATGGAATGTTTGAATACATACCACTTTTTTCGCACTGCTCTATTTTTGTAACTCCCATAATTCCATCAACCGTATAGCTAACCTCACTACCATCATTTAGCGTTTTAACGCATATAGATTTAACTCTTAAATTTTCAGTTGCTGAGAATTCGCTCATTTCGTTTCCTTTGGTAAAGTGTAGAGTGGTATGGTATGAGAGCCATATACTGTTGATTTTGTAGATATTTCTGTGTAGTTCAAATCTCTGTTTATCCACGCAACACATTCACACCTACTCACAAAATCAGCCTCGACAGCTAGGCGGAAGGCTTCGAGTTTTTTTCTAATATCACCATTTGAAATTGAATAATATTGCGATGGAGCTACAGATATAACTTCGCCATCTATATTAAATCCACACTCTTTAGCCAGTTCAATTGTTGTTTTCATTTATCATCCTGTAAATTATTAGCCCATTTAATAGCTTCTGCTTTGCTGGTAATTTTTAATGCTTTTGATTCACATGAAGCTAAAGTTAGTGAAATTATAAAAATAAATATTGATGCTAATGTCCATGCTAGCTCATCTAAAAACCAGCTACTAATCATGAGTAGAAATGCAAGAGCATAAGTAAATAAGTCGCTAATAATGCTTTGCCACCACTTCTCATGTTTTTCAAATAAAACGTATTGTATTTTTGTCATCATCTTTTCCTTTTGTTAAATATCTACTCTTGCAAGGATTCCTGCCAGTTATAAGAGTTAGTCGCTAACCCATCCATCATCACTATCAAATGCATGATGACTATCGAAAACCAACGAATGACCAACATGAGTAACCAAGAATTCTTCAAGCGCCTTGCCTGTTTTCCCATTGTCAAGATAAAGCCATGGGCGTTCAGAGCCAGCACCTTGCTGTCCAATCCACAGACATTTCTTGCAGGCTTTGCAACCTATGAAATATGTTGTGCTCATTTTTAATTCATCCTTATGTTACGGTTATACGATATAGTATATTTTTATGCTGAAGGTCTGTAGTAATTACCGCCAGCAATCGCATTTTGCCTAGCCTTCATGAACTGTAAAACCTCTGCGCCTGTGACTTGATTCAGCATTTCATCATGTATCGCTATAAGCTCTTTAATCGCAGTGTAACCAGTGCCATCAAAGCCGAATGTGCCGTACTTGTGGTATCTATCTTTCATGCGAAACATTGCTTCTCTAGCCCAATAGATTTCATCGCCATACGCTTTATCAAATAAGTTTTCACTCATTAAATAAACCACATCAACTGTGCTGGCTAGTATGTCAAAGTGTGTCGGTTGCCCTACGCCATTGGTGATAGCTAGTAATGCGCCATGTATCTGCTCGTTTAACAATACTTTGCTATCTTCGGTTACTGGTTTGGCAAGCCTGATAGTGCGAAAGGCTGAATCAATCACGATGTGCTTAGGCTGATACTTCTTTGTACGTTTAGCTTTCATTTTAGAGCCTGCCATTTGTCGTCATTCTTTTTTCTGCGCTGTTGCTTAACGCTGCGCTTGCTTGTTTTTGCCATATAAGCCTTTCATTAAATTAAGTGGTGGCAGGGTTTGATTCCTGCTTGACTATGCTTGATGTTAGTTGCCACCCTAATTCGGGGATAGTCGTTAATATTTTCATCAAGTTTATTGGTCGTTATTGGCTTGCCGAGTATTTACGCAACTTTTCTTACAGCCAATCTTCTTCTAACAACCATCCATGCCGATTAACATTTGTGTGTCCATCCACACCGCACCACACAACTGGCAACTGCTTACTTCGGATTTTCCGTGCGGTTTACCCCACTTGCTACTTGTCCGTTTTCTAGTTAGCTACCTATTCACAATTGCCAGTTGTGTGGTGACTGGTAACGCCAGTCAGCCAGTTAAAACTAATTTGCTTTTAATACTTCTCTTGAGCCATTTGACTGCATGGATGAAACAACCCCTGCCTCTTCCATTGATTCAATTAACCTTGCTGCGCGGTTATAACCAATCATTAACTGTCGTTGCACGGCGCTAATAGATGCGCGCTGCGTTGAAACAACTACGAATTTTGCTTGCTCATACAGTGGATCAAAATCACCCGAGCCAGGTGTTAGCTCGCTTAATGAATCAACTAACTTCTCAGCAGTACTTATTTGCTCAACGCCATCAAAATTAAGCTCCGTATTCTGTGGCGTTAACTCAATTCCAATCATTTCATCTAAGAACTCGGCTAACGTTGCAACTACTTGGCTAGTAGGTTTGAAGCTGAGCGAGAAGGTTAGGTCTATCAAATTGCCATTCACTGGTGCCAATTTGAATTTCTTAACGGTCACTCCGTAATAAGTGCGTTCATTTAGTACTAGGCAATAACTTACCAAGTCAATTTCAAAGCTAAGTTGCTCCATGCGTTTAAATCGCGGCGTACCATCTGGCAAGAACATAAATTCAGTTAAACCCTCGCCAAAGAAGTTGGCTATTTCTGATGAAATGCGAGTTTTCAATTTAAGGTCTAAGGCAAGCTCTTTGTTATCCTCACTACCTTCTTTACGAGTGTTGATGTGTACTAACTCGGCACGCGTATTTAGCTTGAATTTATCCATGATTAAGCAGCTTTCTGCATATCAAAATTCGCTTGATGCTTCAAAAACTCGACCAAAATCGCGCGGACTTTGTTTTCTTCACTGCCGAAGTCACGCGATTTTAGGAATGACGAGATAGCATCTTGCTTTTCAACGACTACAGCGCGTAGTTCTACTGGACTGATCTTTACGGTTCCAGCTTCATCTACGGTTGTTAATAGTGCGGAACTGCCAGTTTTAACAACCTCACTAAATGCAACTTTTTGAGCTTCTTCATTAGCAGCTAAAACTTCGGCTTGTTCGGCTTTCTCTTTGGCTAATCGGTCAGCCTCAATTGACGCAAGTGCTGTGGCCTCGGCATCCGCTTTAATCTTAGCTTCACGCTCGGCTTCAACTTTTTTATGCGTTTCAATGCGTGATTTAACAAGCAAGTCGAAATCGTCTGTGGCCTTGAAAATGATTGATTGCAGGTCTGCAAATAACATTTCATAACCAGCCGCGTACTCTTTAAACCATGTTTGTTTGCTACGAACGTCATTAGCCACCTGATTAGCCGCAATAGTTGAATTAGCCACCAATGTACTAATTGCATCTTGCATCTTGTCGTATCTGCTTTTGCCTTTGACAGCTTCACCAAAGTTAGGCATCACTAGATTTAAGCGAATAGGCGCAGTATCTTTTTCAAGCGCATTGCTCATATTTTTAAATGCCATTTGTGCGCATTCAATCATTGCTTGTTTTTTAACTAAATCCTGCGCAATAACATCTTTCTCAAGCTTCAAAGCGGTTACGCGCATATCTTCACACCACGTATCAATCATGCGTGCAGCTTCACCCACTGTGACAGTTTGAGATAGCATTGCTTCTTTAGCTAACTTTGCTTGTTCGATACCATCACGTAAATGTTTAGCTGCAGATTTAGCATCTGCAAAGTCTTGATCTGTCACCAGTGCAATACTTCTAACATCGTTTAAGCGTTTAGCTAGCGCCTCGCCGTACTCTTTCATGTTGTTAGTAGTGATTTCACCTTTTGCCTGAATGAATAAAGCAGGTAGGGCAATGATTGCTTGCGCCTTGGGCTGTTCAATTGATACGGTTGGAACGTGAGTTTCAAGGTCACGTTCAAATTGCGCCCAGCCCTCTACAAGATGCTGTTCTTGTACTTTATTTGGGTAAACCCATACGCTAGCCGTGTTTTCTTCTGTACCGTCAGAAATAGTGAATAACAATTTTTCAGCGCCAGTAACATAAATAATTTGCTGGCATTGCGGCCAGTGAATTTCAGGCAACTCGCCATTTTTAACTTCCTTATAATGAGCGGCATTGAATTGTTTTGTTTCCCATGCAATATCCCCCATGAAATTTAATCCATCGCATGATGCAGATAGCTTCCCAAAAGAATAAGTTACTGGTGATAGTTCTTCACCTAACATTTTTTCTACAACAACTCTTGCTAACTTCTCAACCTCGTGTCCTTTGTTAAATATTGCTTGAGTAACATGATTAACCTCTGGTACTAATCCAGTTTTCTTTTCATCTAATAATTGAGTACGTGACTTATAAGGCGATAAACCTAACATTGAGCTAGCTTCACTTGCTCCAAAGTGCTCTAATCTATATGAATGCCAAGAATTTTCACCTTGGATTAAATTGTGTGACGTTCTCATGCTGCTATCCTTCCGTGGTTTTCATGAAATGAATAATTTATATTTGCATTTTTTCTAGCGGAAATGGCTTCATCTAAGCTTGTAAATTCTCCAATATGAATAGATCTTTTATTAACCATTAATTTTGCTATAAACTTTTTTCTTCTATTATCAAAATGAACCCCTGTAAATCCAGTTGTATTAGATTTGCTTTTTGGTAAATTTTTACTGTTTGTTGACTGGTCTACATTTCTTAAATTTGATAGCTTATTGTTTAATTTATTTCCATCAATGTGATCAATTTGTACAGGCCATACATTATTAAAATAAGCATATACAACCCTATGCGCATAAAACTTTCTTCCAAATAAAGTGCCTTTTAAATATCCACTTCTTGTTATAAAATTAAATGCTAGTTTGTTTTTGTAAACCTTATTCCATGCTGATGCATTAGATTTCGCAGACCTTTTTTTACTTTTAAAAAAATGATCAGATCTTTCTTTCCAATATATATTTCCTGTTGATTCATCAATAAAAATCAATGCTTTTAATACATCTATTGGGATTTCTAACATGGCAATTTTCATGACTATTTATCTGCCTTATCGTAAGCGTCTGTAAAGTCGCTGTTGTCGTTAGATTGAGTAACTTCGTTTTCAACTGTTTGCGGTTCAGTTGCAACTACCCATGATTTAATTTCACTCACTTGTGCATCTGTTAAGTCAGCGCCTTTGCTTTGAATCCACACAATCAGATCAGCTACAGTTTTCTTACCGCCTTGTACTGCTGATTTCCATTTTGGCAATTGCGTTGCAAAAGCTTCATCTGAAACAAATTGTTTAGCTGCTGGCTCGGCTGGCAATGTTTCACCTTGATTTGTTACGTCACGCTCTGCTACAGGCGCATCTTGTAATTCTTCTGCTGTGTAAACGCCAAGAATTGCACCTGGGCAATACATACGCGCCCAATTCTTAACTTGCAGATAGGCCATTTGTTGTTTGACGTTAGTTTTCCATAACGGACTGTTCTTAGTGGTCACGCTGGCGCTTGCTAACCACTCACCCCAAGTAATGTCATTTTGTCCGTTTAATACAGCACCTACACGGCACGATACAAAAGCATTTGGCGCTGTGCCGCCTTCGTCTTTGTACTCGTAGCTGAATGATCCTTTGATTGAATTTGATGATTGCACAACGGCATTAACCAATTGCGCTTCATAACCAAGTTTCCCGCTAACTATGTGCGTTTTTTGAGCAACTATATATGGATCCATTCCCCAGTTCATAGCTTGCATAATAATTGCCGCGCAATCACCTTCATTTTTTTGTAAATGTTCAGGTACGGTAACGCGGCTGCTTGCCATCATTTTTGCTAATGACATCACACGATCCATATAATTATCATTAGTGATAATTGATATTGATGATGCTCTTGCTTGTTCTATAATTTCTGTACTCATAATTTTTCTCTTTTCAATTTAATAAGGGTCGTGCGCGTCTTTTTCTTCAATCGGCGCTATCATGTGGTCACCGAAAATAGCGAGTAGTAATATTCCAGCGACTATGCCGCCTATAATCCAGTAAATCATTTGGCAATCCTTCCGCAGAATGTGTGAAATTCATTAGGGTTACGGCTTACATTAGTCTCAATACAAGCCGTTTCGCTAACAGAGGGCTCTGCCTGAAAGTAATCATTGAGCATCGCACCAGCTACGACAGCGACCACAAAAAACAGCACTGGTAGCACGTGGCTGGTAGCCTTCATTAATTTAATTTTGGTTGTTGATAACATTTTTATTCTCTTGGTTATATTTAGCTAAGTAGGCTTGATAATCAGATTCCCAACTTGAATGAAGTCGAACCTGCTCCGTTGTATCGCCGTAGCTATTAACAATTACCGTTTCACGGCTATGTTTTGAGGCGCGGTTGAAGTCAGCTAGTAAGGACACGATCTAAGCCTCGACCTTGGCTATTGCAGCTTCAATTGCCGGCAGTGTTAAAAGTGCTGGATCTGTTGTATCTGCATCAGGCATCTTTATTGCACCAACTTCAATGCCATTGACGATAAATTCTCGCGCTGACTTTAATGCAACCAGCAACTCATCGCGCTGTTTCGCAGTTTGTAGAAGTAGGTCAAATATTGGCGCTGGACTATTTTCGACTTGAGTAAGTTTTTCTATAGGTATTCCAGCACATGCATTCACACAGGCAACAATTCGCGCTGCATTCGATTTTGTAACTGATTCACAAACCAAATGACCGCCGTAATATTCAATGTCATCGCTGCCGCCAATTTCTTTAATTGGAAAATTTGCAACTACTGCACCGGCACGGCCAGTACGCCAAGGCTCTTGTGTGTGTGCCATGATTAAGCCTCGACCTTTGTATTTTCAGCTTCTCTAAGCTTCTTTCGAAGTTTATATTCTTTATAAATTGAACATCTGCCAGGCACTCTCTCAAGACGACAATTCATAGACGCGCCAGATCCACCAAAATGTTTGCAATGGCTCATGTAGCAAGAGGGTGGCTCAAGAGTATTTATTACCTCAAAAAATAAACTGTGTATTTTTTGATCTGACATACCTCTGCGCTCTAATGCTTCTCTAAGCTCTCTCACGGTAAATCTGGTCTCGCGGTTATCATGAATACGTACTTTGACTGAGCGATCAACCGCTTTTTCAAGTCTTGGTGTACTTAATCTTAGAAGCACGCTCATGACTATGCTGCCTCGGGCGATGTATGCGATTGCATAACACGACGCTCATCAAGCGACACCACGTTACTTTTAACGTCTGGACGATGCACTAAGCGCAAACCAGCCTTGTGGATATTGGCAACATCTTTATCAGTTAAGCGGTTGGCTTTAACGATTGATGCTTGGATTGCTAAACCTTGTGTAAGTAAACTATTCATTTTCACATTCCTAAAAAGAGAGAAGCTACTCACAAACGCTTTCACTTCTCTTAAACTTTGGATTTATCTAAACGGTGTTTTGTGCAGATGTGTTTATAATACGCTAACGTATTTGAATGTCAATACGTTAGCGTATTTTTATCTAAAATATTTTAAATAATTTGATATACTGCAAAAACGCAGAAGTGATAGGCGTAAAAAAACCGCCGAGTGGCGGTTGTGAAAGTTATCCGATTCAAGCGGACAGTTGAATAAACTCTGCTTTGCTTTTTGGCTCTAAATAAGAATTCTTAATTTTCATGTTGTTGATGATTTTCAGAGCGAGGGTTTACAAATTCTTGAACAGCCCTTGGTATCGCAGTAAGAATTACTAGCGCAAGCACAAAGCTACCAATGAAGCCATCAGCTAAGTCCTTTAAGTATCTATTCATTACATTCTCCTCAATTCTTTAATGAAAGAAGTTCCGCCTGTCACTACTAGGATGGTACAAACTATGGCATCTAGCCAAGTAATCACCAGTTCAAACAAATGCACGACTTCTAAAATGTTTTTTGGCATTGGGTGAACAGTGTTCAACAAATGCGCTGCGTATGATATACCCCAGCCCAAAATTAGGAAAGCAATAAATAAAAGAGCGGTACCTGCTAGATGCCCTATTAAATTCCTAACGGCTTGCCAATACGTTACTTTACGACCACCTGAATACCAATATTGTTCATTCATTGTGATTGCTTAATTATTAAAAGGTTCGCGACTATCGTTGCATTATTTAGTAGTGTCAACGACTAACGTTAGTAATATAACCTACTTAAAGTAATCTGTGTTTACTATTTCAGCTTTATTACTAACATCCTACTCGTTCCCATCTATCTTTAGCCTTAGCATCTTTTACAGTTTGCCAAATCAAAGGCTTTGGCTTTGCCTTAATTCAAAACTTACGCAATTAATATCTACGTTTATTTAATTTACCGCCGCCATGCTGGCCGAGGTCACGCTCTATCTCTCTTCGCGGATCTATATCTAATTCATCTCGCATTTGAGCGCGAGTATCAGTCTCATACTTTATTTGATCGGAAGGTTTGCTTAAATCGTATTCATATTCATTGCCAAATCTACTTTCATATTTGCCTTCACGATTGTACTTTTTATCAATATCTGGATTATCCCAGGCGAAAGAGTGAGAACTAAATATCATTAAAAATAAAAATAGTTTTTTCATCGATTAATTGTCCTTTTGTTCAATGAGTTCGGATGGGAATATCCACTTACCTGTAAATCTATCATAAGCAACGCATGCGATATTGTAGCCGCCACCGCATGTTGTGTCGTAACGAAACCACCAAGCCAACACCAAAAGCCCTGTTATGGTCAGCGCGATTTTTTGTTTATTACTCATATCTACCATACCTTGGCTCTGTTTCAATATCATTCATGTCGCCGTTTGTTTCATCGTCATCATCAAACAATAAACCTGTGCATTTTATTTTTAATTGGTTTGTTGCTGTATTGTTGTATAAAAAGCAGGTGGTGTCATATAGTTCGTTGTAGCCATCACCAAAACTGCTTTTGCCTGGGTATATAATTGTTTTGGCAGTTTCAAACGCGGAGAGCTTTGACTCGCTAGCAACATACGCGCCTTTTTCGTATCTTTTTTTAAGTTCTGCCTGTTTGGCATCTGCCACTAATGTGGCTTGCGCTTTATTTTCCTGTTGCTTTTGTTTGGATATAAAAATCACCGACCCAGCAAACATGCATATTAAAAGCCAAATAATGATGGATTTTTTATGCATTAAACTTTTCTCCCGTTCCACACCCAAACAACACGACCAAGCACATTAATTGTGTGGTTGCCATTTAAAATATCCACCGTTTTAACACTTGGATTATCACTGCTAATTTCGATCTCACCATCTAAGCGCTGACGCACGCGCTTAATAAAAAGCCTTTCATAAGCCTCTAGCACATATATTTTATCTGCTGTGATTGATTTGTCGCCTGTATCAATCATGAGTATGTCGCCATCATTAAAAGTAGGGTGCATGCTGTCACCAATGGCGTGAATAAAAGCTAAATTTTCCGAATTAGTATATGGCCTTAACGTTTTATCTGCCCAAGTTTTGCTTATGGTAAGCATGTCAATGACAGTTTCAACCTCTTGTTGTTGGTTGCCATTACCCATGCTGGCTACTGCATTTAAAAGTGGTATTTTAATAACATCATCGCTGTAAATTAATGAATTTTGATAAGCGCTGCGCTCTTGCATTTCATAACCAATAGGCATATCACCGCGCAACTGACTTTCTGTTAAACCGTAGGCTTTAGCCCATTTTTTAACTGTTTCAGCATTCGCGCTTTTATGCACGCCAGACAAAAACCTTTGGGTTGTTGGTTGTGGCACGCCAGACTTTTCAGCAAGGCTGTAAGCATCATCGCCGTGCTTCTCCATTTCTTTAGCAAGTATCTCTCTCATTTCCATTTTCACACAATACGCCAACGTATAAAGCAAATCAAAAACGGAAACGTATTAAAACTTCTTGACACGATACGCTAACGTATTATAATCACTGGCATGGATATTCAAAACACATTACAGGCGATTGCGGACACTGGGCTAACTGACGCTGAAATTGGCGCTGAAATTGATGCGCCACAAGCAACAGTGAATAGGCTGCGCAACGGCACCCACAAAACAACTGATTTTGAGCGCGGTAAAAAAATATATGAGCTGGCTATTAAAAAAGGAATTTTGAAAAAAGCCGCATAAAAATCCGTTAATCAAACAAACCATACTAAACATGAAAACTCCAATTCTTACATTAATTAAAGACGACAAGCCAATCGCAATATTTGCGGACGGGACCACAGAAGGTGAAATTAATTTTGGCATTCTCAACGGAGCAATGCCTTTGTTCGATGCTATTCAGTGCTTGTGTCTGGATAGTAAAGCGGCCAAGCATCAACAGGGTTGCTTGCCAGCTCAAGACCAACAAGGTCGCGTACTGGCTGATCGCATTCTTGAACTGCTCCAATGCTATGGGCAAAGGTGGCAAGGGCAGGCGGAAAATAAAAAATGACATCACCATTTGTTTTAAGTGGTGAGCTGGAAAAAACGGCGTATTTGTTGGATGTGCCATGTGCCAACAAGTAACCAAAAAAGCGATCGTGTATTTTCATGCGGGGCGCAAATGCCTCTACGCCGTCGCCGAGATTTATTTGAAACCATTTCATAGCGCGCTCCTTTTATGAAAACTAATGTGTGGAAACAAAAGTTTATCACGATTGAAGCGCCCAACTTATTAGCATAACCATTATTGAAAAAGATTTAATTGAAAGGGTTGCTCTATGTCAGACAAAGAAACTCCAAGTTTTTCTCGTTCTGCTACTTCCTGTGTATTTGGTAAATGCACAGATGAAATAACAAAATTCTTAGTGCCTGAGTCTGTTCGACTTGATTTTGAGCGCTCATTCAATGAGAGCGGATTCAGTTCGCACGGTGAGTATTTGCGCATGATGTTACTCGTTAATTTATATGGTAGAGACACAGTTACTAGTTTAATGACGCAACGCATTAATTCAATGGTAGGAATTAGGGGGGAATCAACCAATGATGCAAAGTCTTGATTTATTTAGCGGCGCTGAACTTAAAAAAGGCGGCATATCAGTAGCAATAGACCATGCCAATTTAAAACATGATGGTTGGAGTAATGAGGCTTACAAGGCGCTAAAAAGCTTTTTAAATACGCATAAAAATTCATTCATGTGTGAAGAGGTGCGAAAGTTTGCGCACTTTGATCTTGGTCTAGTGCAACCTCCAAGTAGCAGGGCATGGGGTGGAATATTTCAGCGTGCCGTACGTGAAAAAATCATTAAGCACGTTGGTTTTGGTCAAGTAACGAATCCTAAAGCACATAAAGCCAATGCATCTCTTTGGATGGCGGCGTAAATGAGAGATTACGGAAAAGTTCACACCTCTTTCTGGACAAGCCAAACAACAAGGCTTATGTCGGAAGATGCTAGATCAATGGCAATGTATCTACTAACAAGCCCTCATGGAACTATTTCAGGTGCGTTTAGATTGCCTGATGGATATGTTTGTGATGACTTGCAATGGAGTTCCGAAAGGGTTAGTGCAACCCTTATTGAACTGTTAAACAAAGGTTTTGCTAACCGTTGCGAAACCACTAAATGGGTGTGGATTAACAAACATTTTGAGTGGAACAAGCCTGAGAATCCAAATCAATTTAAGAGTGCATCAAAAATAGCATTATCAATACCTGATGAATGTTGCTGGAAGTCAGAATACATGCGCCTTAACGCTTATTTTCTTGGTATTGAATATCAACCCTTCGTTAACCCTTCCGAAACCCTTCCTCAACCAGTAACAGTAACAGTAACAGAAGCAGTAACAGAAGCAGTAACAGTAATTGTTCCATCGGCAGAAGAATCTGCCGAACCAAAATCCGAAACTGAATTGCAAATTGCTTGCAGGCAAACGTGGAAGTTTTATTCAGATGCTTACTTTGCTCGATACAACACTGAGGCTGTCAGAAATGCAAAGGTTAGCGGTCAAGTTAAAAACTTTGTTAAACGCATTGGTTATTCTGAATCGCCCATGGTCGCAGCCTTCTACCTAGGCAACAACACGCAGTATTACGTTCAACGAGGCCACTCGGTAGATTGTTTGCTTGCTGATGCTGAAAAGCTTCGTATGGAGTGGGCTACTGGCAACGTGATGACAAACACGCGAGCTAATCAAATTGACAAATCACAAGCGAACCAAAGCGCAGTAGGTGAAGCGATGAAATTACTAGGGGCTACAGCATGAGTTTAGAAAAACTATTAACTGACTTGGCTGGAACTGCCGAGCTAATGGGTAAACAGCTTTCACCAGTCGCTTTGGCAATGATGGTTAACGACCTGAAAGAATATCCAATTGGTTTGATTAACACTGCTTTGTCAAATGTTAGAAAAGGCACTAAGCCATTTTCACTAGGTTCAATCATCTCTGAAATTGAAACACTAAAACCTGATGGCAGATTAGGCGCTGATGAAGCTTGGGCATTATACCCACATGATGAAGCGACTACAGCGGTTATCACCAATGAGATTGCAGAGGCTATGCAAATTGCTTATCCAATATTGCAAGAGGGCGACAAAGTTGGTGCGCGAATGGCGTTTAAAGAAGCTTACACGCGAATTGTAACTAAAAATAAAGCTGACGGATTAAAGCCTAAGTGGTTTCCATCAATCGGTACAGACAAAGAAGGCCGTGAGCATATTTTAAAACAATCTGTTCAGCTAGGCAGATTAACGCAAGACCATGCAACCTCACTTTTACCAGCGCCAATACATTCAAGCATTGCCAATGCAATCAGCGAAGTTAAATTTCTAACATCGAAAGACATTGAATTTACCGATGAACAGAAAGCAAAAGCGCGTGACCGTGTAGCTGAAATTAAAGCAATGTTGGCGAAAGGGTAATGCCTAACGGCACATACGACTTTAACCAAGATAGTGAGCGTGTCAGATGGTTGAAAACAGCGTTTCAACCTCACGGACAAGCTCAACTAGAGCGATGGCGTGACGAGAAGCAAAAGCAGGTAGGTTTTGAAGCAGCAAACGAGTGGATGTTAAATTTAATAAAATTAGCAAAGGAAAATTGAAATGAACGAGCATAAATTAGAAGCAGAAATTCAAGCTAAGGGCTTAAACGCCCCACGATTAACACCAGCAGGCATTGATGGCGTTATATGCGGGGCTCAATTCTGGCAGCCAGAAGGTACAACACTCACAGTATGTGCTATGAAGCTTACTAACGGCACCATGGTTGTTGGTGAAAGCGCGTGTGTAAGTGAAGCTAACTTTGATGCTGAAATTGGTAAGAACGTGGCTTATGACAATGCGCGTGAAAAGATATGGCAGCTTGAAGGTTATTTACTTAGAGAAAAGCTAAGTAAAAATGGTGATTTACCTAGCGGCCTAGCCAGCTACGCAATTGGCGACAAAGTAACTTCAATCACTGGCGCAATGAAAGTAGGTGTTACTGGTGTAGTTGAAGTCATTCATTCTGAAAAATCCGTAGGTGCTCGTTTAGATAACGGCGACCTATGGCATGAGCATTCAGCACATTGGGCTAAAGCTTAATCATGCACTCAAACGAAGTAGAAAATCATTCTGATCCGCTAGATATTGGCGCAGATATAGCGCAGCGCGAAAGAGATAATCAAGTAGCGCTGATTCAGGCGATGGTTAAGCCCGCGATTAAATCAACAGTATGCCTAGAGTGTACTGGTGACACTGTTAATGGTGCGCGTTGGTGCTGTGTTGGATGTAGAGATCGTTGGATGATGTGGAATCCTGGCGCATGAGAGTTTTAGTCGCATGTGAATATTCAGGCGTTGTTCGTGATGCTTTCATCAGGGGGGGGCATGACGCTATGAGTTGCGATTTGTTACCTACTGATTCACCTGGACCACATTACCAAGGCGATGTATTCGATGTAATTGATTACCCATGGGATATAGCAATATTTCACCCATCATGCACACATTTAAGCGTTAGCGGTGCGCGTCACTTTGCTGAGAAGCAGTTGGATGGAAGGCAGCAAGCGGCTGTATCTTTTGTGATGAAGCTTGAAAGATATTCACGCCATATCCATAAACGCGCATTTGAAAACCCTATTTCAATATTGTCCAGCGTATGGCGCAAGCCAGATCAAATATTACAGCCTTGGCAATTCGGGCATGGTGAAACAAAAGCTACTTGTTTATGGCTTTATGAATTAAATCCGCTTACTCCTACAAATATTGTTGAAGGCCGTGAAGCGCGTATTCACAAAATGCCGCCTAGCGCAGACCGTTGGAAAAAACGGAGTGAAACCTATTTAGGTGTTGGTAATGCCATGGCTGACCAATGGGGCGGTAACCGTCAATTGGAGTTAGCAGCATGAGCAAAATGATGATAGTTAAAACCAATGTACCAATGCCAGTAGATTCTGACTTGGCAGCGGTTAGAAACTTCATCTTTGGCGTGTTTGATGGCTTCACTGATCATGATAAAAAAGCTTGGAAAGGCTTTTGGCGCAGGTTGATAAAAATGGAAGCTGGAGAGATTGCTCAAGCTGAAATGGCTATCCCTAGAAACTATCGCTTTCATAAGAAATTTATGGCGCTAATTAACTTCGCTTTTGACGCATGGGAACCTTGCCGAGTAAACAAAACTTACAAAGGCCATCCAGTAGCTAAGAACATAACACGCTTTCGTAAAGACGTAATTGTGCAAGCTGGATTTTATGAACAGACGTTTGACCTTAACGGCAACATGAAGCTTGAGGCGCAATCAATCAGCTTCGCCAGTATGGATGATGCTGAGTTTGAGAAAGTTTATAGCGCAGTAGCTGATGTAATTCTTGATAAGGTTTTAATCACTTACGCAGATCGTGATGAGCTAGATGAAGTAATGCAAAAGGCAATAGGGTTCCTATGAACGATAAAATAAAATTTAAACAAGATAAGAAAATATTTGAAGGTTTGAATAATGTGCTTAACGCTTGTAAAGGTAAGTCAATTAATGCTTTTACAGCATCAAAGCTCGTTGGTATGTCGCCAGCTACGGCAATCAATTACTTTAATTATCTTAGAAACTGCCCAGACCCATACGTTAAAGGTGAGCTAATACAAGTAGGCAACTCAAAGCGTAAGTCATGGCATTACATTGCAATACGTGAAGCGTATTTGATTGATGATTATGTGCCTTTGCATGATAAACGCATGGAAACCGCGATTAGAAATGGTACTTATAAAAACCCATTAGGCGAAGTTGAAGCTCCATCACACATAAGAGTGATTGGAATGCGACATATTGAATTGCCTAAACATAAAACTAAGTTTGCGGGCATACCTTCAAGCATGGGGATGTGGTAATGATTGTGACGAAACTTAAAACCCGCAAGTGCAAAGTGTGTAAAGAGGTGTTTCAAAAGAAAACACCATTACATTGCTTATGCTCAGGCGCGTGCGCAACAAAGCACATGTTAGCGCTTAACGAGAAGAAAAAGAAACGAGAGCTAATAAATTCACGTAAAGACACTAAACAGAAGCTGGAAGCGATTAAACCATTAAGCAAATGGCTGAAAGAAGCAGAGCGTCACTGCAATAGATACGTTCGCATGCGTGACGCACATCTACCTTGCATAAGTTGCGGTACCACAAACCCAAGCATTCAGTATGCCGCTGGACATTTTAGAACAGTGAAAGCCGCGCCACAGCTTAGATTTAACTTAGATAACATTCATAAGCAATGTAATAGCAATTGCAATAACCATCTAAGTGGAAACATTGCCAACTATCGCCCACGATTGATTAAGAGAATCGGAATTGATCGCGTTGAAGCTTTAGAAAACAACAATGAGATTCACCGTTACACCATTGATGAAGCAAAAGCAGTATTAGCGGTATTTAGAAAGCTTTGCAGAGAGTTTAATAGTAATGAAAGGTTAGCCGCATAAATTCATGGAAGGTAGAAAGTATGCGTTGTAAGGGTGGGATTTACGTCCTATAAAATTAATAAATTTATTAAAAGGAATCAAGATGGCTGAAGCACTAATCAAGATTAAAGATTTACCCAATGGTGAAGTGGATGTGGAGGTTAAATTCCACCCAATGATTCAAGATAATTCACCTGCACATCAGTTGATAGCAGAGTTCGTTAAGTTGCAGAAACTAGAAGAAGTTAAACCAGGTTAAGGCTAATATTTGCGCATACATTATGACACGCTAACCCTCCCTTTATGGGATGACTTAGGAACGCTTGTTGTGCGTTACAGGGGATTATTCCCCCGAAAATCTTTAAGACAGCGCAAGATTGATAATATTGAATTACTTAACAACGCGATAGTGGGGACGTGGCAAACTGCATCTGAACTCTCTAAGAATACTGGGATAGGCTTTCACCAGTGCGTTAAGTTATTGCAGATTGCGGTATGGCGGTATGACATTGAAATGCGGGTTGAGGATTGGATAGATCACCGTCACCGCAACCGCAGTAGAACGCTCTATCGCAGGAAGTTTAAACCGATGGGATTATATGGAATATTTGGGCACCAAGTAATAGATGTACCACATTGCGCAGCTAATATGCGTGTACACGTTTGTAAGGATGATTAAATGAAAGGAGATTCAAATGAGTAAGGTGAGAGATTTTTTAATAAACGTTTTTTGCTGTAAAGCAGCTTCTCAGGCTCGAAAAACAGGAGAGAATCTCGGTGAGCGATTTTTAAAAAAGATTTATGCGGGAGAATCTTTAGTCGATTGTATGACTATATTTACCAGCAATCCAGCATCCGCCCTTTTAAGGGAAACCGCGGTATCTAAATTTCC